TCTGTACTGTCTGTTTTAGTGTTCTTTTCTTCCGTGTTTTGCAGTTCTTCCTTGGTGTTAGAGTTGGTCGTCTCATTAGTTGTATCTTTGGTGTAGTTGGTCAGATAATTACTCATTATCTCTACACCAGAGCTAGATACCGTACCTTGGGGAGTGTCGGAATACCTCTGCTCTTTTGTCCCTGTGGACGTGGCATTAGACGTGGTGTCTTTTGTGCCGTTCAGGGTGTCCGACATATCTTCCGTCACGTTCCCTGTCTTATCCACCTTAGAAGTGGTATCGATTGTTTCCGTGACGTGACCAGTAGTGTCGATATTAGAAGTCTTTGTTCCATTCTCACTCTGGTCAGTGGTCTTGGTGATATTGATAGTCTCGTCCAGCCTTTCCGTGCTTTCCTTATTGGACGTTCCCTCTGTGTGTCCAGCAAAGTCACGTTTGTTCCCATCCTTGATTTTACGTTCATTAAGCTGGGCCAGAGAGTTATACATATTGCGTAGGGAATCTACATCGTTCCGGCTGGCTGATACACCAGTAAAACCAAGCTCTCTTAAATCCTTGGAGTTTCTCTCCAAGAAGTGGTTATACAAGGGGATTATTTCCAGCAGTTCAGACTTGTAAAGCTGATTGTAGTAGGGCATTATTCTTGCTAGATGCTCATTGAGATAGTGCTTGAATCTGTCAGGGGTTTCCTGACCAATCTCATAGAAGAAATAGTGTCTGATGATTTTATCACACAATTCCTTCTTGTGCATTTCCACAAAGGTGGTCCAGCTATCATCGAATATTTCATACCCAGAGCCGACCAGCTTTCCCAGCTCCATTGTGTACCTACTCACTTGCCCCACCTCCAAAGCCGCTGTCATAATCATAGGTGGATAGCTCTTTGATATCAACCTCTATATTAGTTTCATACCTGCGGTTGACTTTCTCAATGTCAAGCCGTAGCTGTTTCAGGTTGACCTCATTAGCCATCTCCGTAACCATGTTGTTAGCGTTCACTTCGTCTACAAGAAGCCGCTCTTTCTTGTCGTCTCCCTTGCTGTCAAGCCCAATAGCGGAGTACAGGATATCTTCATAAGTCCTGTATGTTTTCCACAGTTGGTCTATGTTGCCAATGGACGGAAGAGGAGCCACTTCAAAGTTAGACTTATCAATTCCGTAGTTTTTGAAAGCAAGTACAATATCTTCATTGTCCTTTATTCGCTTCAAGAGGTTTATAAAAGTGAGCTTCTGCTTTTCTTCACAGAGAATCAGATATGGCCGCTTCATTCTGGCACATACTACGTCAATAGAACGGAGTACGTCCATCATGCGCTTTATATAGGTGTATACTGTAAGTGCTGTTGGAGTGCCCGTAGGATTGTTCCTTACAAGCTCAAACTCGCCAAAGGAAAGGGTCCTTGTGAATCCAAAGGAAAAAGCGTTGATTCTGGTAGGCTCATAAAATAGATTGTATTCAGAACCATTAGAACAGGGTAATGCTATAAGTCCATAATCTTCATGTTCAAAGAAGCAAGCCTTTCCAACTAGATACAGGCTCATGTTGAGCAACCTCTCATTAACTCCTATGGGTAAATTCTTCCAGTCATACCGTGTGACAGCAATGTTAGAATAGCGGTTGTACATCTCCATAAACAGCTTGCTATTCTCCATCTGCGCTTCGGTTTTAACATACATATCTCCCAACGGGTTGTTTGGGCAGTATGTTGACGTTAGAAGCTCCATACCGAACAGACCTAACGGCATATAACCCCTCCTTTCTTATCTATTATCCTTAGAGTAGTCGCCTATCTCAACGCCATTTCCAACGTGCCAGAATGTAACACCATTATCCAGTGCCGCCTGTATGTTGGCTCTGTCTGTGCTATTGAATGGGCCGCTTACAACGGATGGGGAGCACTTCACATAATTCCAATACGGACGGGTATTCACATTCGGCTTTTTCATCCGACAGGTTTTATACCCGAATACGGAAAAGAAGTTATCAATGCTCTCTATCACGGCGGCATCAGGGAACAGCAGGTTGACCAGATATCCCCAGGAATCAGCGGCAATCGCAAGGGCACCTGTGGTTACTCCACCCATAGCTTGGGCAGGGTCAACCGACTTGTCCATTACTTTACCAATAGTGCCAAGTGCGGAGTGCAGGGCGTTAGTTACTCCCATAGTAGTACCAGCTACCGCCGCCCCTCCACCAGCCAGTACACTACCGCCGACAGCTAGAGACGTTCCACCAGTAGGGGCCGCCAACAACATACTGCCAGCAACTACGGCGGCTGTTCCAATGCCGCCTATAATAGAGGAAGCAAGCTGGGTCCTGTTCTGACTTACCCAGTTAGCAAATGCGTTACCTACCCAAGCACCCTGTACATTGATAGGAATGACCACACCCAGCGTCTTGTTAACTGCTTCGTCTCCCTCCATGTAGTTGTTGGGATAGACAAGCACACCACCAGCCCCGGCTAGAAAAGCTCCGCCAGCCTGAAACTGCATGGTAGTTGGATTCGGGAAATACTCAGGACGTAATTCCACTGAATCTCCCTGCCTGTTGGTAAGCTCCACCTTAAAGAATTCACTACTGAAACACTTGGCGTTCTTTACGGAGTATCCGTCAATGTTATCGTATCCTACTGTTGCGGAGTGTGTCCACATTTCAACAAAGTTATTGGATACCGCTATTCTGGTAGGACACACCCACATACCAAGGATACCGTCCAAACGTCCCTTCTCAGCATAATTCCTGATAGTAGCACCAAGTGAACTCATCCCACCGCTGTCAGCGGCGTATACAAACTTGTTTACACCAATGGGTACACCAGCGTTTATCTGGATGTTGTAATTTTCTTCCGCATTTTCGTCATAAGCGGACAGTACAACTACCGACCAATTCCGTTCAGTACCGTCAAGCATGACACGTCTTTTCAGGACACCAGTTTCAAGTCCTTCCGGTAGCAGGTTATTAAAGGAAGGTACAGCACCATTCCAGTCATCTTCCTGCATCTCCCGCTCTACCCAGCAGTCACGCCATATAATGGATTCAATAAAGGTCTGCATGGAATCTGTCTGAAACTCTATTTCTGTACAGTTGGGGTTGACAAACTCAATGGAAAGGATATTGCAGAAGATAGTCTTTCCGTTGTCGTTCACAAAGCTCATCATATCACAGTTACGGATAGAGTTATACTTTGCGTTCACTCTGGCATAATGCCTGTTCTCCCTCTGATAGCTCTGGGCCGTAAAGGACAGTGGGGAACGTCCTTCATACCATGACAGTTTGGCCCCTTCACTCTCAAAATAAGGTTGATTCTGTGGGTCTACTCCTGTGCTCTGGTATAGACGTATCGTAGTGTTGGGCTGAAAGTCAGGCATATTTTCACCACCTTAAATAAGGCCCGGACGGGAAGCCCATCCGGGCCAGTTAAATCAGGCCGTATACTTGGTTGTCACAAAGGACACGCCATTAGCCCAAGGACGGAGAGCAAAGGTGTCCCAGCAGTGCCACCAGTAAGTCCAAGCCATAACTTCGGAGTTATAGAACTCGGTCATCTTACGGAGACTGTCACGAATCTGGAAGGCACCACGGTCGCCAATCCAAGCATACATATTATCAGCCCCGTCAAACTTGTCAACAATGACCTGACGGGCTACATAATCAGCATAGCTCAGATTGAAGGCCGCACTCAGCTTCTGTACATCCACGTTTGCGGCAACGTCAGCACGAACAAGGATAACCATGTCATCCATGGAAGTCCAAGAAGTGGCGGGACTACTTCCACCAACAAGCTGATATGCGTTGTAATCAGAGCTGGGGAAAGACATAGCGGAAGCGATACCACGCAAGCGGGTCAGGAAAGCGGTAGCGTTCTCTGCGCTAGTGGTAGGCAGGGCAAGCACTTCCTGTACCATCTTAGCCTCAGCCGTGGCACCGCCCAACAGGGACTTGGTCAGGTTGAACTCGTCAATAGTGTTGCCAGTATACAGGCTGTTCACGATGCCAGCAATCAGGTTTTCCAGAGCACCCCAGCTTACAAAGGCGGCGGTCAACTGCTCGTTGCGGATAGTGACCTTGTACTTATCCCTACGGTTACGGCGATAATAGGCCGCCTTTACGTCGGGGTCAACAGGGGTCAAAATCCCTTGGAAGTTAGCAGGCTCATAGTTTGCACCCTTGGCGGGGTTGATATAGATATCTTCAACATCCAGCCCCAGAGGGATAGAACCCTTCCGTAGAAATGCCAGAGGATTCTCAAACATCTTCTGGTCCACAATGGTAACGGCAATCTTATTTACCAGAGCAGTCAGAAATTCGTTCTGTACGGACTGGTATTCCAGAATGGGGTTACCAACGTCCTGAATGTTTCGGGGAGTAGCCACTGGTACAGCGTCCCGATAGGCTTGGCTGGCTTCATTTCTAATGGCGTTTACTGTATCAACAGCGTTTGGAATCTTAGTGTTAGACATTTACTTTACCTCCTTAAATAAATCCTCGACAGTGATTGTCTCGGCCTTTGTTTTTTGTTCGGTGGATTGACCACTTCCACCTGTCTTGTCAAGATTTTGCTGACCAACCCGTAGAAATAGTTCTAAATTGGCCTCTTTCAGTCTGGTATTTTCCTGTTTCAGTTGTTCGTTTTCAGTAGATAGAGTAGTATTAGTTGCAAACAGGCCCGTGTATTCGTCACTGGCTTGTGTAACTAAAGAGGTTAGGGTGGCTTGGTCATTCATGGCACCGATGACCTTCTGCATATGGTCGTTCCATTGTTCGATTGTATATGGCATACTGATTTACCTCCTTAAAATCATCAGGGAATTGGATATCAAATTTTTGGCTTTCATAGTCGTAAACCTGACTTCTCCCCGGTAGTATTTTTGTTGCAAAGCTCCGAGCCATATAAGAGCGTCTTTACTATTTCGTAGCTCTGTTGTCTCGTCATGCTCATCTACACTTAGAGAAATATGCTTATTACAGGTAGGGTCATAGCTTTCCGTAATGTACCACAAATCAGAGCCTAATATAGTATATACTCCAAGCTCATTTCCCGATACTCTGATGGTCATTATACACGTTCCGGGGCAAGGCATCTTTTCGATAAAACTGGCAGTGTCCCTCAAGAACTCGTTTTCCATAGCGTATTTCC